TTAGGTGGTATAGTAGTTTGCCCATCTGTAAATAACACTTGACCATTCTCTAATACTGAAAATGGTTTTACTGTATATCCTGATAATGTTTGTATAGATTTTTTAGTCATTATGGTATTAATATAAATTCTACTGTTGATAAATCTCCTGGTTTGTAATCAATCTTATTTACTCTAAATTCTCTGTTTTTTATTATGACTGTATCAAATAAATTAAAGCTTGAAATATCTGCTGCATTAAGATTCACTTTAATAGTCATTATTCTTGTATCAGGGTTGTATAATTCATTATAGTATGGAAGCCAATATAAGTTAAATAAGTTTTCAGGTGGTGCAGCCCCCATACCAGGATAATATTGACATTCCCCGAAATTATAATCTTGTGTTGTTGCAACTCCAAATTGATTTGGTGTTATTGCAGGTACATCTGTTAAATGACAAAACTGTAAAAATTCAGGTTGGTTTTCACTTGATTGTCCATTTTGTGAAGGTATAAAATATGTAACACCATTTTGTAATGTTTTAACCCCTACATTATATAATATTCTAGGCATATTTTCAAATCCTTCATGTTCAGTTGCTTCTTCATTACTTGTAAAGATTGTTGGCACTACAAAATCAGGAAATTGCTGATATAATTGTTTTGATAATGTTGCAGCAAAAGGTTCAGCAACAATTTCTTCTTCACCTTCTAATATTGTAAAGGCACTTGCATCAAAGACTTTACTTCCATATAAATGGTTTTCAACTTGTCTTTTATATAAATTGAAAGTATAATCATCTTCATCTTCTGCATATTTAAAAACAGTAATTTTATTTAATTCTGTTAAGGGTACTAACTTCATTTCTGAAACATCTGATTTTAAAGTCCAATCATGCTGAACTGCATCTGCATTATTAACAAACACATCTCCATAAGGTTCTATTAAAATGTTATCAGGATTTGTTTTGTCAGGTATTGCAACTAAATTAAATAAAGTCATGATACCTTTTATAAATTCAAATTGCCCTAAATCACCTCTTAATGTTTGTAAAATATCATTAGATGTAACTGCTGCTTGACCCAAAAAGAAAAACGCTTTTGCTGTATAAGTGCTTCCACTTTCTTTTTGTCTTATGTTTGCTGTACTTCCTGATGCTCTTTTGAATTGTGCTTTTAACGTATCTCCTGAATTTAATATTTTTTGCCACGCATAACTCCACGTAACAAAGCTTGATGGTGGTATACTAAATGTATCAGTTTCAAATACTTCTTGTGTTGCTGCACCTTCGTTTTTTACCCATCTTGTATCAACAACAATAGTATCAGTAGTTGATGTGTTTTCTATTTCCCAATAACCTCCTAATCCTGTACTTATAATTTGCCCATCTTGTGTTGCTGTAATAACACCTGTTGAAGTGTTATATTCAGGCATTAAATTAAAATATGAAGAAGCATCAGTTTTATATTGTAGGTTTGTAAAAGAAGTACCTGCATCAACAGAAGTTTGTGAAGTACCTGCAATTGTTTTAGCCCATATACCACCACTTCCTGTAAAACTACTTGCTGCTGTTGGAACTACATCTGCACCCCAATTAAAATCCATAAACAACTTTTTAAATTCTGTTGAATCAAAAAATTCACTTGTAAATGTAAAAGGTGTAGCTTTAAATATTCTATCAATTAAATATTTAATTTGCATAAAAGGTCTGAATGCACTTTGTAATAAAGGTAAAGCAGGAAAGTTAGCAGTACCTAATGAACCATTAGAAATATCAATGTTGCCAGTCCAGTCAACAAAAGGATATTTTAAAACATTAGTATTGTTTACACCTAATGCTGCATCATAAGCAAAACTACTTGTTGACAATGCATTTGTTAAAGGCAATCCTGTTGTATTGCTCCATGAGTTTTTAATTGATACTTTATTATAGTCATGTAATAATTCTCCAAAATCTAAATCACTAAACTTTTTATCTTTTAATAAATCAGCTAATGCAACAGCTTCTGAATATAAGTTTACATTGTAACTAATTTCTTGATCTTTATCTGTAATATCAATTAAACGTAAATAGCCTTCAAATAAAATAAAACCATCTTGCTTTAGTTCGCATTTAGTTTTTATATATGGATTGAACACAAGCCCTGTTGTTGTTCTTGTAATCTCAAATATGTTATCAAATATTTTATTATTTCTTTTTGTTGCAGGAAGCTTAAATGCTTTTGAATACGATTGTACTTTTTCTAATACGTTTTTAAAATCATCAACGCTTAATGTTAAAGGAATATCTTCATCTTCATATAAATCAAGTAACACTTGACCATTACCTAAATTAGATATTGTTCCTGATGGGTTTTGTGTTGATAGTTTTACAGATATTGTATTTATAAAAGTAACTCCTAATGGTTCAAAAACAATTGTATCACTATTAGAAGCTGCTGTAAAAGTCATTGTTTGTGTTCCTGTTCCTGTTAAAGTTTGTGTAGCAACTAAAACATTACCATTAAATTGATATACTTTAAAACCACCTGCATTTAATGTAAAGTCAATATTCAAATCATATAAAGCACCTGTTGTTAGATTAGATAATCTTTGTCCACCAAAAGTACCAAATAAAGCTGCTAGTACACCACTTGAAACAGTAAACCCACCTGATGCTTGTGAAGTAAATCTAAACCATGTATTGACTGTTGGTGTGTTAGCATCTATATATGCTTGTGGTAAAGTACCTGTAACATTAAAAGTATTTGATGAACTATCAACTGTTGTAAAATTAATACCATCAACAAACACTTCCGTAGCAGTTGAACTTAATGGATTTGCTCCATCAAAAAATTGTGGATATACTATTAATTGTAAACTCATTATACTGATTGTGTTCTAAATGTTTTGCTCTTTTCTATTTCAAATGTATATTGTATCAACTTATCATTAGCAACTGTTTTTCTTGCAAAGCTTGAAGTTGATAAACGTACAGGCGTTACATATTGGTTTAATAAACTGTAATTAACATCTGATTGAAAGCCATCTAATAAATATACTTCTGGGCTGTTTATTAATTCTTCTAATATTGTATTATCATTAACACTTATGTAATCTGTATTCATTCTAATACTTTCTGTTGTATTTACTCTAAATGTTTTTTTACCACCTTGAAACCCATCCATTTTATAAACCCTATTATTCCATGTTCCTTCTAATTGATTATATGTTGTTTTTTGAGTTGATAATGTTCTTGATGATTTTTTAGTAAATGTGTAATAATCCCATGCACCCCATTGATTAAGCCAACATAAACGTATGCTTTCAAATTGTTTTTCATCAGGGCAATTTAAGTTTACTGTATATGTTTGATATACATTTAAACTACTAGCATTTCTTATCTCTATTGTATAATAACCACCCTGTACTGTACCTGCTGTTATTAAAGATGTAAAAGTATTAGTTGTATCATTTCTTAAATTACCAGGATATACACCAATAAAAGCTATTTGTTTTCTATGGTCTGCACTATAACCAAAGAACGCCCCATTAGTTGAATTTTTTGTATATGTGTCATTTCCTAAATTTGCACCTGCTGATGAATAGTAAGTAAACTTAACATCTCTTGCATTATCCCATAAAGTTGAACTTGTTTGTAATATGCCTATTGTACCATAATCTTCAAGGTTTGCATATAGTTGTGTTGGCGCATTAGTCAAAAAACTCCTAGTGTTTATAGTTGGAAATGTAGCAACAGCTTCAAAGTCTTGTAAATCAAAACCAAAGTTATTACTATTTAGATCAGAAGTTAAAACATCTGTTCTTTTTAAATATCCATTAAACAATCTATATACATCACTATTAGCTGCTGTTCCAGAAGCAACGCTTACAATATTAGGTTGTGATGTATCTGCACCTAAAAACTCCACCTTAAATTGAATAACTAAATATCTAAATGAATTATCACATAAAGAAAACTTATCCGATAAATGAACAGGAAAAGTAAATGTGTCTGATGTAACCTTATTTTTGTATCTACTGTTTACACCACCTATGTTATCTGAACTAACAAAGTTTTCCACTATGTTTCTAAAATCAAATATACCTACACCTGCATTGTTAGGTGTTGTTTTAAATGTAGCTATTAGATTTGTATTTGTTGATGGATTTGGTATTGATGTTCCTATATGTACTTCTGCAATAAACTTTACTTTAGTTTCATTTGCAACTGCTGTATCATTAGAAACAACAAATATTATTTCTTGACCAACAGGTAGTGTTGTTATTCTTGGGTTTTGTTCTATAATTGAATTTGCCATCTTTTACTTTTTTGTAAATTTTGTAAATGTTGTTAAATATGTACTTATATCTTCTTTAAATTCTTTTAATAATCCTTTTTGTAATTTTGCATAATTAGAGCCTAATGGTGCTTGAAAAAAACTTATACTAGGAATTCCACGTGCTTTTATTTTTTTACCAATTATAAAAGCCAAATTAGAAATATATTGACCTGTATTTTTATCACGCCCCCTTCCTAGTCCTTTAGGTTTGATACCTTTCTTTTTTATCCACCTAGAAAGTATGTCTGGTGGTGGTTGTTTTATTGTATATCTATAAGGTGATATTTCTTTTACAAGTTTATAGTTTGTAAATGATCTTTGTACTTTATTTCCTGAAACACCTTTATCTAAATAAGTACCGTAATCTAGCATATAAAATTTAACTGAATATCCTTTATCCTCTTCATCAACCTGTACTCTTATAGAATTACCTAAAGCTGTATCACCTTTTGCAAATGATAAAATTCCTTTAGATTCTTTTACTACATTAGCCCCAAAGCTTTCGAGATACCTTTTTAGATTTTCTGTTTTCATTATACAAGCCCTGCGAACACTTCTACCTGAACATCAGTTGATGCTGCTGGTCTTACTTGAACTGTTACAATATCTGCTAAACCACTAAATGCAGGAGTTGAATCTGCTTCACCTAGTATTCCATCTTCTGCTTGAAATAAAACATGAGAGCCACCTGCTCTTACTGTAACTTGATAGTTAGTTCCTGATGTTACAAAAGCAACCATAATATCTTGGTCTGTACTTAAATTAGAAATTCTAAAGTACTTGCAGTTTTCAACATCTAATGCACCTGCTGCTCCATGTGGTGTTGAATTAAATACTGCTACCGTTGTTGTATTAGAATGCGCACAAGTTAATATACGTTCAAACACATCAACAATACCTGTTGTTGTTACTGAATTTGTAGTACCCCTAACTGCTCCATTGAGTGTTACTGATTCTGAAATTGTTGTTACTAAATCTGCCATAATTATTTTTTGTTTTTATCTATTTGTTTTAATTTATTTATTGCCCAGTTTACACCAGATGAACCACCCCAAGCATCCCACATAAGACCACCACAACCTTCAGTATATGGTACATCTTTATTTTGTTGATGTCTTTTAAAAGAAGCCATACGTGCTATTGTATCTCTGCTAATAGGTTTTTTATCTGCTAATTGTCTTGCACGTACCCAACCAACCCTTGTACCACAATCACTACCATTTTCTTCTTTATATTTAATTGCACGTTTTGCATTGTTAGTTGCGCTTTGTGGGTAATCAGTATATGTTTTAAACCTAACGCTAATTGATTCAAGCTTTTCAAGTATATCTTCGTAATTCATAATCGTATTGTTATTTTAAAAAATCCTATTTCTATTGTATATTTTCCTATTTTGAATTTCATTAGTAACCTGCACCTAAATTATCAACAGGTATATCACAAGTATCAAAATCATTCATTACTTTTACACCTACATTAAACACCCATCCACAAAGCATATTATCAAATCTTTCTTGAAATGGTTCTAATGAAAATTGATCTTGCGTAAAGTATAAAGGAAAATTAATATCATTAACACCTGCTAATGATTGTCTTGAACTATGCCTTAACATACCTATTATATCTGTTGCTATTGACAATGTTTGATTCCATACTTCTTGCTCATTATTATCATTTTCAATTAACTTTGTTATATTAGATTGTTGTTTTGTTTCAACATTACTTTCACTTACTAAATCACATACAAAGATTTGAAAGTTATAAATCAATTCACTATCACCTGTTGTTACATTAGTTGGGTTTATATGCATCAATGGAAGCTTCTGCATTTTCTCTAAATTAATATCAAATATATCACCAACAGAAACACTTGATATTTGTTTATGATATTCGCCTAACCTACAAAGAAAGTTTGTTACGTTATTATAAGATTTATTATTCACTGCCATATTTTACTTTATTTTGTTGTTCTAAATCAACTTCATAACTTAACCATGTAAAGCATTCTAATACATTAAGTTTTGTTACTTTTTCTAAATTTACTATTTCACCTCCTGTTAGTCTATACATTACGCCAAACCATGACCACTTTTCCGCAAAAGTTTCAGATACTATTAACTTATCTTCTTCTTTATCTGCTCCTTCAAATACAACTCTGAAATCATTAACAATACGTTCACGAAATTCCAAAAAAAAACCAAAGCATATTGTACTTGCAATGCATTCATCTTTTTCATCTTTTCGGCTCGTATAGTTATATCTCCATCATACGCTTCAATTGTATATACATCTTTTTCTTTCTTAACAATAGGTCTATATAAAATAGCCATAACTTCTGGCAAGTTTTTATTTACACCATCTTTTATAAATGTTTCAATATCTGCATATTCACCTAATGTTAAATTATCTAAATTAGGATGAAAACCATACTCAACATCATCTATTGTGACAATGTTTGTTAAAGAACTATTTTGTCCTTTTTGTAAATCAGATATTTTTTGCATTATAACAGCAACATCTGATAACTCTAATCTTTTAATAAGCTTTTCAGGTATGTCAGATAATTCTGCAATTGTATTCAGGGCTTCATTACTTTTACTTTCAGAATGAAAATCTATTAGCTTTGCCCATTTTTCAAGAGTTACATCTTCTAAACTCTTTATCAATTTAAATTTTTTTACCTTACCTTCTTGCTTAATTTTTATATCCATATATTTATATAATAGAAAATTTGTATATTTAGTTTAAAGTTTTATATTTGCCGCACATAAGTTTGTTTAGTTAATTTTCAAAAGGTAAAAAAGGCAATAGCATTTAATGTTGTTGCTTTTTTTATTGCACATAATATTTACCTAAATTAGGATTGTCTAAATGATAAATAATATTATATCTACAAGCATCAATACTATGGTTGTAAGCATCTACATATAATTTGCTTCCTTTATCTGCATATACATAATTGTTTAGTTCTTTTGCTATGTTTACAGATTCAGGTGTAACAATCAATTCATAATCTTGCATTCTTGTAATACCACTTTCAATTGTTCCTTTTTTTACAGGTTTTATGTTAACGCCTAAATGTTTTAAGTCTGCTATTAGTCTAGGTTCTGCACTATCAGCTATAATAAGTTTATTGCCTACCTTTTGCAAAATCATTTCTGCAAGTTCTTGCGACTTCATACCATTTTTATATATATGTTCTTTTAAGTATATCTTCTTTTTAGTTTTATCAATTGCAACCTCAACTAAACTATCAGGATCAACACTAAAACCAAAGTCCATACCACATGAAGTTTGTAAACCATCAGGGTTAAATTCACTAATTGACCAATTTTCAAATACAACGCCTTCTGCTTTGTCAAGCCACCCCCCTAATATTTTGTGTTTATATTTTTTTATGTTATTATCTTTTATGTTTTGAATACGTTGTAAAAAACTAGAAGATAAGTTTTCTTTATTATCTAAGTATGTGCTATGTATATAACATACATTATCTTTAATACCATTAAAACCTGCTTGAACTCCTTTATCCTCAAAGAATCTTTTGTATATCCAATGTTCTTTTGTTACAGGATTTAATATAAGTATGATTCTGTTTTGTATTTCTTTTTCTCTAATGCTTAAATCTATTGTATCAAATATATCTTCATCAATAAGTTCTTCGGCTTCATCAAGCACCCACGTGCTTATTCCTTGTAATGATTTTAAACTTGCTGTTTGATTCCCTGCTGATGTTTTAATACCTCTAAATAAAATATCTGATTGGTTGCCTAAATTTATTACTTCTGATTTGTTTACACTAAATACATTCTCAAACCCTAGCAAACTAATCTTTTCTAAAAATTCAGGAATAATAGATAAATGCGCTGATACCATTGTATATCTTGTAAACAATATCCTTATGCCTTTAGCCATTGTAAGCAATGTGAGAAATACAGATACTGCAAATGATTTGCCTGAACCACGCCCACCTGTTATGATGTAGTACCTGCAATCACTTTCAAATAAAGTATTATATTTTTCGTTAAGGTTCAGTTTTTACAAAGTTTATTATAGGCATATTTAAACTTTCTTCATTTGTGGTAACATCAACTCTTTGTTGTGGTTTACCATAAAAGTATTCAAAGAATAACTTAACCGCCCATTGTTCTTTTTTCTCTAATCCTTTTTGTAATGACTCTAAGGCTAATGCATTCATGGGTGTTAGATTCTCTATAAGCTTTTGTTCATCAGCTTTAGGTTTACGCCCTGCACCTTTTCTTGCACCGCCATTGTTTATTCGTTTA